TGGTGGTCGCAGGGACTCCGTAGGCCCCCGCTGCGTTCTGAGCCGCGTAGAGCAGCGTGGGCGTGTCCGTGGTGGATCCGGCCCAGTTTGAGGTGGGCTCGCTGGATCGCGTCCCAGCGCGTTGTGAGGCGGCCTCACGGGTAACGAGCTGTCCGAGGATCCAACCGCCGCCCCTGCGGATCTCGACGGCCAGGAGATCGTCGCCCGTGACCGTGTAGCCGTAGACAGCTTGGCGCTGGGACAGCTTGCGGGTGAGGTCCGTGGGAGTCTCGGGCGGGGCTGTCAGGCCCCGGATGGGGAGCCGGGTCCGTGACGAGGAGCCTGCCCTTCGGCGCTTGCCTGAGTGGGTGATGCTCTGGGCACAGAGTTCTATGGTCTGACCGGGCTGCGCCTGCGGGATCACCACGGTCGCCGTCGAGGCTAGACCGTTGGTGCCGCCAGCGAGCGTCCAGTCGGCTGCGCCATCTATCAGTGCCCTCCAGAATATCTCGGTGCGCGAGATAAAAGTCTTGGTGGGAGCCGAATACCCAAGCCCAATGTAGACGGTAGTTGCGTACTGCCCTGGACCCTGACGCACGAATATATCTTTGGCTCCCTTTATCCAGGTGTTCCCAGGCAGAGAATCCGGGGTGACTGAGTAGTCGATACCAAGCGGAATGTCGCTGTCCCCAAGTCCGAGCATAGCCGATGTGGAAGTCGTTGCTGCGGTGTCCTCGTAGATCGACGGGTTATACTCGACCCACTCACACTCGCGGGTCATGTCCGGGGTCAATGTACTGCTCACGATCTCGACCACTAGTTCGTCGCCCGACTTCACCACCATCCAACTGCACTCTTCCTGTAGCGCCACCCCCATAGGCGCAGCGGTAATTAGGAGGTCGCCCGTAGTGTAGTCGCCCTCCGGGCAAAGGGTCGCGCTCAGTACCCCCCCGACTAGGGTGTCTTGGAAGTTTCTGGCATATACATTGTGTACCCCGGCCTCCAGCGTGATGTCGTGGTCGATCATAAGTAGGCGGCCCGAGATGCCCGGTCCACCCGCCGGAGCCCATTGTCCGTAGCTCATTCGCCCGTTGTAGAGTTCGACGATGCCAGTCGCCGCGCCCGCGCCAGAAGTGTTCGACGCGGGGAAGACCCGCACGATGGGCGCTGCTGCTGCCGATGTCTTCGTCTCGTGGAAGCCAGCAACCTGGACGAAGTACCAGCCAGAGGTGCCGAGCTTCTGGATGTGAGCCGAGCGCATATCCTCTGGTAGCGTTGCAAACTGCGAGGCGTAGATCGTCTCGGTTGTCCAGTCGCAGAAGTAGCTCGCCGTGCCGCCGTCAAGGATCAGCGCCACCAGGCTCTTGTTCGAGGAGATCACGCCTGGTTTGATGTACACGCCGAAGGATAGCCACTCGGCGTTCAGGTCGCTGCCTGACACGGTGCCCGTTGCTTCGACATAGCCGTGGCTGCTCCCGCTGTCTTGTACCTTGTCGGCATCGTCGGGGGTCGTGCCGTATGGGTTGGCTACCGTGTTCGCAGTGACGGTGACATTCGACGCGGTCCATGCGGTGAAGTCGAGCGGGGCTGCGATCATCTCCAACTTGTACCCCTGCACCCCCGGATGGCTGCCACGAAGGGTAAGTCCACCGGCCCCCCTCGGGAGGAGGTCGGCTCCGAGGCGTATAAGGTCACCAGTCTCGAAGGGTAGCCCCTCAACGCCCAGGGTGAACTTGCCGCCGCGTTTCACCAACCTGTTGACATTCAGCTCAAACCGCGCCTGTCTCTCGGCCTGCGTGGCCGAGGTGATCCCGAAGTAGGTACGAGACTCCTTCCGCACCTCGTCAAGACTCAGGACATTACCAATAGCCGCGTCCAAAACCGTGATCGGCACAAGCTCGTAGTCCTGTGCCCTGTCCAGTATAGTGGCGTCAATCGCGTTGGCCTTCATGCTACCGTCAGAGTAAGCAACCCCGAAGGATCCCTTCACGATGTTGGCGCTGGTGACGATCCCAACCGGCGAGCGCGGGTGCTGGAACTTGAAACGGACCTTGCTGCCTTCTCGGATAGGGATGGCGCGGCCCACCTGGCAGACCTCAAGGACCGAGTCCCAGGCACCCTGCTCTCGGTCGAATACTCCGTGGAACTCGTGGCGCTTTTCCCCTAGCTCGATGATGGACGCATCCGTTATGGTCTCGTGGTCAGACAGGTAGGTGTTCGAGGTCCAGGGGTCTGCTTCCAGTGGGCGGTCCCAATAGCATCGGATACTCCAGTAGGGGTCCACCTCAGGTCCAGACAGGAATCCCGTGGTGATCGAGGCGATCTCATACCCACCAGCCGTGTTGGAGTCCAGAACGCCGCTATTTATGTCTGCCCCGCTCGATACGGGGAACCCATGACAGCGCAGGTAGGCACCGACCACCCATTCAAGGGGCAGGAAAAGCCCCGCCGTGGACTTGAGGATGTTGAAGGTAATGACGCCCCTGTCTTCCGGGTCGAGCGGTGTGTCGAGGAAGTGGACATCCTCGACCACGGGCGACGGGTTGGCGTAAGCGAACTGAACCGATCCGGCGTAGACGAGATCGTCGCAGTACATGGCCCACTCGTACAGCGATGCGCTTACGCAGTCACGGGTAGCGTAGGTCTGCCCGAGGCCCCAGCGACTGCTGGTCAGCAACCCGAGGGTGACCCACGCGGGGTTCGCGGACCACTCCATAGAAATGCCGGGGACGAGCGTATCCATACCGTCCCAGACAGGCACCAGCAAACCCTTGACGAGGGCCGTCGTGGTTGGTACGCCGCCGTTCAGTTGCTCTGTAGCTCCGGCCCGGATAGCCAGTATGGGCGTGTGTGGATAGGTCAACTCGGAGTCGGACACCCCCAGCACTTCTACGAACTCCATACCGTTAGCAACCCGTGTACTCGTCGAAAGCACGTTGGTCCTCAAAACCTCCACGCGGTAGCGGGAAGCCTTCGTTACATTGGTGTCGATGGTCCCGTCACTAACTACACCCGTCTCGACGCCCGAGGTGGAGGCCGCCGGGTCTGGGGTAAACGCCCCGAAGCGCAACCCCCCCGGCGGGCCACCGACGCTATTATCCTGGTTTCCGAAGATATCATCGAACGACACCGCGCAGATGGGGGCCGAGATATCGTTGTATGTTGTGCGTCCAATACCGCCGTTGAACTCGGTAATAACCTCGACAGGGCTCAAAACCCGGCTATAGATCACGAGCTGATCGAAGAGATTATCATGGGCATCCACTTCGTTCAGATGCCCTATCTGTAGATTCCGGCCAAGGTAGCACTGCGCTGCCCACGCCCCACCGAATAACGGGTACCAATTGCCCTCGTAGTAGTTGTCGGGTCCGATATCTAGGACAATCTGCCCGTTTACATAAACCTTGAGGTTGTTTTCAGGTTGGGTTAGCGAACCAAAGCTATAGTCACTGACAGGGCTACCCCCATGCATACTGTGCCCTACGGTAACCACGATATGGTTCCACTCGCCTGGAGTGAGGACATCGGGGGGGGTGTATATGGTCTCGTAGCCGTTATCATCCTCGGAATAGGTGCTATGCCAAGTTCTCCAGGCGTAGGTCATACCTAGCCTGCCGTTCGCGTAGATGTAAGTGAGCTTGGACGGCGTGAGAGACGATGCAACCCCCCCGGTATCAGTCGAGTAGAAGACTGTGTTATTGCCAGTGGTAGCCCCGATGTCGGGCTTGAACCATAAAGAGATAGACCAGAATCTGAGGCCACTGTTCTGGTCCCCGTTGTCGGCCTTGGTCCCGAGTGCCCTCCGCTTGAGGGCCTTGCCAGGGACAGGGGGCACCCAGCTTGAAACATTGTAGAAGGTCACGGGGGCCTCAAGCACGAAGCTATCAGAGCTGGACGCCGCGATTGGCCCCACTGGCAGGACGCGGACGTACCCGTCCCCCATAGGGCCGCCAGTTGTAATGGGGACACCGCCAGATGTCAGCTCCTGGTAGCGCACCTGATAAGCGTAGAACGAGGGGAGCAACGCACCCGACGATGAGTCCTGCTCATACAGGCCACGAGGGAAGCCTATGCGGATAATGGCCGAGTCAACGGGCGTTATGTCTAGGTCCACCGCCGATCCGTACTGGTCCCATACGGGATCATTGGCGGGGGTCATCCAGGCGGTGGGGTCATAACCGGCGGTGTACCCAAGGGTTGAAGTTCCCGTGGTCTCGGTGGCGAGCATTGTAAAGCCCGCCGGGAAGCGGACGCGGGTCACCTCGAAGCCGGGGACCACGATCTGCTCGCTTGTGCCTAACCGCACCCAGACCTGGAGGTCATCGTAGTTGTCGGCTGAGTTCCCGTTGACCTGGATACTCGACGGGATCGAGGTCAGCGCACCTATCGGTTGCGTCGCGCCGCTGATCGAGTGGATAGGCCCCTCCCCCATAGAGATCTGCTGATACACAAAGGACTCCTCTGGAATTCCGATGCTCCTGATGTACTCGTTGATAATGTTCCCGCCGAATCGGATCTGTCCGAAGACCAGCGGGAGCGGCAACCCCTCGCTGCGGGTATTGCTGATGCCGGAGAAGTTGTAGACGGAGGACCGACCGTCATCCCGCTCGACCGGGTCGCGATTTACAACGGGCGTACCGATGAGACTCGTAACAATTCGCCCAATAGCATAGGCGAAGAGTAGCTTGATAATAAATACGCCGACCTGCTCCCATCCAGGGAGCAGTATGAACCCGAGCGTCCCGCCGTTGCATACCGTAGACGGCCAATCTTCCCGTGCGACCACCCGGCCCTCGTAGTAGGCACCCACGCCATCGACCCCACGCAGGGACTCGGGGAGGAGGTCTTCAATCGTACCCCGAGGGGACTCGTAGACCTCCCGCTCACCGAGCGCAAAGGGGTCTCTCGAAACTACGACCTGAACCATTGCGTACTCACTTATCACCGTAGCGCCTCCTGTAGTCTATAGACGGCAGTTGCGCGGGTCAGCCGCGATACCGCGCAGGCGTAGACCCCTGCGTTCTCAGCGATGCTAATGGCGAGCTGGGCAGGTGCGTCCACCACCACGGAAACATGGGGGCGCGTGTCCCCGAGAACCATAACGACATCTCCGAAGTCGAGCCGCTGAGTTATTGGGGCTCCTCCGGGGGCGGCCACTTGCTCCCACGGGTGGTCGGATATGCCCGCATTCAGCTCGGACAACCAGGCGTACACATTCTCCATAGTCGGGACCGACCCCGTAGACCACCCAGCCCTGCGGAAGACCTCCAGAACGAGGCCCACGCAGTCGAACGTGTAGGGGCCGTCTGTACGGTCGGCATACGGTAGGCCAATTAGATCGGCGTAATGCACTCTCATCATCTTCTACCCCCACGGGGTATGCCGGGGAACCCACCGAAACGGGCAGGGTGGTGGCGCACCCCCAGGTTCGTGAACTCATCGTCCCCCCGAGCTTCGCAGTCCTCAAGAGTGTAACCGCACATGGAGAACCCTGCACCTCCCGCCTGGACATTGTAGCCGCACTCCCCTGACCCAAATATCCAGCGGCAGCGGCGGCGGGAATAGAGGAACCGTGGGAGACGGGACTTGAACAGGTTGAATGCTGAAAGGGTGACGGTGACAGCGGTGTCGTTCATGCCAGCGGCGATAATTCGGGCATCCTCGGCTATGGCAGCGTCGGCGCCCATGTGAAGCTCACGGCTGGACACTACGATAACCCGCGCCCTCTGGCCGATCAGCCCCCCCCAACTGTCGATCACGGAAGTTATGGAAAACATCCCCCCCGTTGCAATAGTGACCTTGAGGGACGGGATATCCCCATCCCCGCTCTGTTCGATCCCCGAGTGGGTGATGGGGGCCGGGTAGTACACCACAGGGTCGCCTTCTGCGTCCTCACCAAACTCCACCTTCTCCGTAAAGTTGGTGAGACGATACCGGGTCTGGTCGGGTAACTCGAACTCGAAGAGCCAGATGAACGGGTCTTCGGCCTCCAGTTGGTTCTTGTGAGCCGTCGTGCTAGGGGTTAGGTCTCTCATGCTCCGTATGTCCCCGCGTCGAACACTTCGATCAGGTCGAAGCGGTAGTCTTCTGCGCCGACACCCACGCCGGATATATGCTTCGAGGCGGTGTTCGTGGATGAGAAGCGCACGGTGATGGTCTCCTGAGTGAGGGGGTGGACCCAGTCGAAAGGTATCTCGGCCCCCCGGTGACTCAGGAAGAAGGCCGACATTGCCGCACGTTCGGCGTGGGTGGCGCCGAGCATCTGGACGGAGAACATCCGTCTCTCCTTGGGTAGGTAGGGGAGTGTCTGACGGTGACCCGTATCGAAGCGGTGGGACAGCGTACCGATAATACGGTCCTCGTTGACGGGCCACGATACAGGGATAGTCAATGTCCCAGACTTCGTTGCCGTCTCAGGGGGGACATAGACGGACTCCTGTTCCGATGGATCCGGGGGAGCCCCAGCCGTGACCGTGACCGTCACGAGAGCGTCAGGGTAAGCCCGCAGCCCCCCTGTGTCCCATACGCGGTAGGTGAAAAACTCCAGCCCTGTCGGTGACCCCGCGAGACTGCTGTAACTGGCGAGCCCCGTGGCTGCGTCGTATCCGGCGCTGCCGAAGTTTAGCGAGGATGTGAACAATTGGACGCTGTTCGGGTCTATCAGGGCTCCACCATACGCATGGTCGTTGGCGAGGATGCTGATAGTGACGGTCTGGCCGGACGCTACGGTCGCGTGATCGTCCCCAGCCGTGGGTGCGCTTATCCCTGAGTTGTTGCTCCCCAGTATGTTGATTGAGACCGTACCTGGGGCCGAGGTTAGCGGTACGGCGGCATCGTCGGACACCCTGTAGGTGAAAGAGTCGAAGGTGTCGGTCTGTGACGCGGCAGCGGTGTATGTGATATACCCCGTTGCTGCGTTCACGAATACCACCGACCCTGTGACGGGGGGCGTAACGATCTCGACCGTGGAGGGGTCAAGGCTCGCCCCATTGTAGGCGGCATCGTTGTCGAGTACATCTATCACCACAGTATCTGATTCCACCATCGCCACATTGTCCTGGTTGGCGTCTGGGAGTTGTCCGGCGCCGCCGGAGTTCACGGTCATCGTGACCGTGGCCTGGTTGGATGTCGCCCCGTTGGTATCGTCAACGGTGTACTTCCAGATCACTTGCCCAGGGGTATCGCTCGCACCGCTGACGAAGGTAGCATCACCATTGACTGCGTCCACGCTGGCGGTCCCGCTGGCCGGAGCCTGTGTGATAACCACGCTTGAGGGGTCAATGAACGCGGGGGGTGTCGCCGTGTCGTTGCCAAGGATGTCGAACACTACCGTGGCCCCCACAACAACGGACGCCGAGTCATCGGCGGCAACGGGAGGCGTGGACCCGCCCGTCCCAGTTACGAATACGGTTACAACGGCGGTGTTCGATTCGTTCCCGTTTATATCGGAAACCTTATAGTAGAAGCTATCTTGAAACGGGACCGCAGAGGGGACGGCAGTGTATAGAACCTGCCCCACTTTAGGCCCGGAGGTGTAGGCGACATGAGTCCCTGTTGTGCCGCTCGCGCTGTCGGACGTGACTACGGTCGCTGGGTCAATAGCGAAGGTGTTCGCCGTATCGTTCACCAGTACGGGGATATCGACCGACTGCGCGGCCAACACTGTAGCCGGGTCATTCTGCGCGAACGGCGGTGTGACGCCGCCGACCGGGGTGATAACGACGTCCACCGTGGTCGTGTTTGAAACGAGCCCATTGGAATCAGTTGCGGTGTAGTGGAAGATTTCACTCACGCCACTCGGAGCCCCCACGTCACTGGTGAAAACCACTAACCCGGCGGCATCAGCCACAGCGGTCCCGTTCGCGGACTGGGTGACGATGGTGACCGGGTTAGACGCTGCCCACGAAGCGCCGCTTGCGAGCTGGTCGTTGAGGAGGACCGGGATGGATAGACTCGATGCGCCTGTCTCAGCGGTGGAGTTATCCGGCACCGCTGTCGGCGGCGTGGGGGCCACGATAGTTACGCGGATCGTGGCGGCGTTCGATTGCGCCGGGGTCGAGTCGAGGAATCGGTACTCCCAGTAGACCCCATTCTCGGTCGATCCGGCTGGGCATGTGTAGGTCACGGTGCCCAGGGCGTCAACGGTTGCGCTGCCGTGGGCTAGGTCGGTCATGTCGGACCTCGGCTGATAGTCGAATGTGACTGACGCCACATCCACGGTGGCCCCGCTGAATGCCTCGTCGTTCTGTAGGACCGCGATATCTACGGTCCCTCCAGGGTTCACGAAGATCTCCCCTGTACCTCCCCCCACCGGCACCCCATCGTCACGCGCCAGCGGGTCTTGCGGTGCCCCCACATCTCCCGTCAGTGCCTCGGCAGCAAACGACGATATGTATATCAGGCCGGTCGATAGGAACGACGGGTAGATGTTACCGTAGAAGCCGATGGTCAACCCGTCACGGGTGGCCTCCGTCCGACCGTCCACCAGCCACCCGGACACCAGGGAGATACCCGTGATGGTCTCAAGCGTCAGCACTATGTCCACGCCATCTATGCGGACCTTGAGGGAGACATCTGAGTTGCTCCCGGCGAAGGCTATGTCGCGCACCTCCAGCCCGAGCTTGAACTCCGTGTCGAGTGAGAGGATGGGAGTTAGGTCAGCCGTAGCGAGCAGTACCGACGCCCCAAACTGCGTGATGGG